GAGGTCGATTTTTACGAAAACAGCACGATCGACTCGATCGTCAGCACAAACATCATCGACGACAGCTTCAGTGGCGTCAGTGTTGACCAGGGCGCCCATCTCGCGGGGTACATCACAAGCATCACGCTCCAGAATGGAGCGTGTATCGCCTACAGGGTCTGATGGCACTTGCAGACAAGATCGCTAAAGCTGTAGGCAAGCCCTTCCCCAAGATTGGCGGCGATGTCACCTTTCGCGTGATTTCGACCGGGGCCTACAACACCACCACCGGCGCAGTTACTGAAACCGCTAGCGACACCACGATCAAGGGTGCTCTTGACTCTGTCAGCGAGCAAGAGGTCAACGAGTTGGTGCAGGCCAGCGACAAGAAGCTAACGGTCCCGGCTAGCAGCTTCAGTTCTCGCCCATCCACCGCCGATAAAGTGGTGATTAGCAGCGTTGTCCATCAAATCATTGCGGTCAATGTGACCGAAATGCAGAACGTGGACATCGCCTACGACCTGATCTTGAGGGCGTAACTATGGGCAAGAAGCTCAATAGCCTTGGGGAGATTGGGCCTCTGCTCGAAGAGTTCGCCAACGATCTTTTGCGGGCCTCAATTCTTGAGACCGATGCCCGCGTGAAAGAGGCCAGCCCTGTCCTGTCTGGCCGTCTGCGCAATAGCTGGATGATCGGCGAAAACAGCGAAGCTGGCCAGCCAGCAGAGCGGAAAGAATACGGCGAGAACATCCCGCCCGCAGTAGCGATCAATTACACCCAAGGCCAAGAGACGATCGGCAACACCTACAGCATCCACAACAACCTGGAATATGCGGAGGCGGCCTGCTTCGGCACTAACCTCCCGCCGTCTTGGCAGGGCGATTTCAAGCCAGCCAAGAAAGGCGTGGTCCCTGGCTTCCCTGATCTAATCGCTAAAGAGATGCAAGCCTTCGTCGATCAAAAGGCTCGCGAGTTCCGCAGGAAATTCTGATGCCAGCCGCAAACCTCAACACGATCAGGGCCACCATCGAAGCCCGCCTGGCCACTGAACTGGCAGAGGATCCGGCCATTCCGGTGGTGTTTCATAACGTCCCCTTTGAGCCGACGCCAAACTCATCGTGGGTTCAGTGCTTGACCACCTTTGGCCGGAATCAGTACCTCAGCCAAGGCAGCACGACGAACTCACAAAACAGGATTTTCGGCCTCGTCACGATCAACATTTTTTCGGCCGCAGGTGTAGGCCCTGGCGCCAACTACACGATCGGGAAAAGGATCCGCGATCTTTACAATAGGGTGAACGTGTCGGGGGTTTTCTTCGACGCTCCAATAGGTCCAGAGGCTCTGGCTTCACCAGCTCCCGAGGGCTATTTCCAAACACAGGTCCGTGTGACCTTTGAATCCATCGAGGAACTCTGACCCATGGCCATTCTCCGAGGAGAGCAAGGCGCTGTCCAATTCGACGCCGCCGGCTCTACAAACGCCACCATCGTTGGCACCCGCAGCTGGACTCTTTCCACCACGAAGGAAACTCTGGACGTTACCGATCACGGTGACACCTTCCGTTCCTTTGTTGGCAGCCTGATCTCCGGCTCCGGCACCGTGGAACTCGTCTACGACCCCGACGCAACTGGCCAGGCTGCCTTCTTGGAAGACGTTCTGACCACTGCTGATGCTGCAGACGCAACCTTCGAGCTGTTCACTACCGGCACCACCTCCGGCTCTGATTCAATCAGCTTCGCTGGAATTATCACTGACATGGAGATTTCTTCTACTGTTGGTGAACTTGTTGTCGTTAGCTGCAACTTTGTGACCAGCGGTGCCATCACCGGCAACCTGGAATAATCAGGTGTATAGTCGGGGCGATTTATTCGCCCCCTAGATGGCAGCCCAAAAGCGAACTGTCGATCTGCTGGTTGAGGCATTTGACCTCAGCCAGCGTCGCAAATTTGTTCTTAAGAATGCAGACGGCAAGCCCGTCGTTGATCTGTATTTCAAGCCGATCACCCGCGCTGATCGCAAGAAGGCTCAGTCCCTTGCTGGCAGTGAAGAAGCGCTAGAGATCAGCACCCAGATGCTGTGCCAGATGGCAGAGCTTGAGGATGGGACAAAGGCCTTTGCCGCGGCCGATGCACCGAAGCTTCAGCGCCAACTGCCTGAGTCTGTGCTCAACGAACTGGAACTGTTCCTGTTTGGCCTCGGTGAAGACACCAGCATGGAAGAAGCAAAAAACGACTGAAGCAGGACAACTGGCTCAACTTTGAGTTTTTCTTGGCCTGCGAGTTAGGCATGACAGTGAGCAAGCTCCGCACGGAATTGACCGACGCGGAGTTCGTTCATTTTGCGGCGTACTATGAGCTGAAAGGCGAGCGGGAAGAGCAGGCAATGAATAAGGCAAGGCGCCGCCGATAGACTGCATTCAGTCTTGGGCGTGCTGTGGCAGACGTTGCCATTAGGTTTGAAACGTCGCAGGCCAAGCGTGCGACAAAGGATCTAACTAGCGATACAAAGAAACTTCAGGAGGCTGTACGCGGTAGCCAAGGCGCTCTTGAGAAGCAGGGCCGGGCTGCAGGTGCAGCGGCTGCTGGGACGGCGAAGTTTGGGGCCTCGGCAAAACTGGCGGCCCCTGGTGTTCGTGCGCTTGGTGCTGCAGTCAAGGCAGCGTTAGGCCCTGTCGGCCTGCTGCTGTCGGCTGCGGGTGCAATGACCCAAGCCTTTGGCGTTCTAGCAAAACAGGATTTTGCAGAGGCAAAGGTTCGCACTCTTGGGGTCAACAGCGAAGAACTGACCAAGCGGCTCAAGGGTGTCAGCCGCGAGCTGAACGGTCAGGCCAGCGTCGTCGAGCTGACTGCTGCGGCCTATGACGTGGCTTCGGCTGGTTTTGCTAATGCAGCCGATAACGCCAAGATCTTGCAGGCGGCCAGCCAAGGCGCTACCGGTGGCTTCTCTGACATCAACACCGTGGCCGATGCGGCCACCTCTGTTCTGAACGCCTACGGCAAAACGGCGGACGAAGTCGGCGCCATTGTCGATGGCTTTATTCAGACCCAGAACGACGGCAAGATCATCATTGGCCAGTACGCGGCCAACATCGCAAAAGTGTCGCCAGTTGCGGCTGCCTTGGGTGTTGAGTTGGCCGAGGTGAACGCGGCTGTCGCCCAGATCACCGCAGGTGGCACCAACGCCGAGATGACCTTCACAGGTCTGAAGACGGCATTCGCTCAGATTGCTTCTGGCAACGTCGGGAAAGAGTTCAAAAAGTACGGCGTCGAGATCAACGCGGCGACGATTAAGAGCGACGGCCTGGCCGGCACCTTGGAGAAGATCAAGAAAACAGGTGCAGACGCTGGCACTGTGATCAAGGCGTTTGGCACCGAAGCCGGCCCTGCAGTTTTGGCCCTGCTGGAAAATACCGACAAATACAACAGGCTTTTAGAGAATCAGAAGAAGGCTCAAGGGGCTGCGGCCAAGGCTGCATTTGAGGCAAGTGACACGATCAACGGATCGCTAAACAGGCTGCGCGTTGCGTTTGAAAACCTGTTTGCAGATGGCGGAGAGCTGGGCGATCTGCTCAAGCTGATTTTCAAAGGCGCGGCCGTAACGGTCGAAGTGTTTGGCGTCACGATCAACAATTTGCTGGCGCCCTTTAGGGCTATTGGTGCGGCGGTCAATGAGTTTGGAGAGACGATCGCCGAAGCCTTAGGGGTCAAGGGCGTGAATATCGCCTTTGAGATGCAGGAAGCCTACAAGGGCGTTTTGGGTGTCTTTACCCAAATCAGCGATTTCATCGTTGGCCTCGGCGTCAGGTTTGGCAAGTTCTTGGGCGGAATTGTCACTGGGACAAACGACACAGCTAACGCAATCAAAAAGAACCTGATTGGCGGATTTCAGGATGCATTTAACGGCATCAAAACCGCGATGCAGAACTTTTACAACGGCCTCCCTGGCTGGGCGAAGTTCCTAATTGAGGGAGCCGCAAAAGCTGCAGGCATTGTTGGTGGCCTTGTTCAGACCGCGATGGGCGGCGTCCAGCAGGTCGCGCAGAACGTCATTGGCGCAGCCGCGCCGCTAGTCACTGGGGCGGCCGGCGCTGTTCAGCAATTTGCCCAAACGACTATCGCCGAGGGTCAAGGCTTTAAGGCCGAGGAAAGGCTCAGGGTCGCTAACGCTCAACAGCAGCAGGCTGCAAACGGGATTGTTCCTACTGGCGGCGGACTTGGCAAAGATGCGCAGAAGCTTGAGGAGCAGCGTCAGCAGGCGGCGCAGCGTCTAGAGGAAGCGGCAATTCAGCAGCAAGAACGGAAACAGCTTGCTTACGAGGACCAAGTCAACAAGCTGCACGAGCAACAGGCACTGCAACGGGCGATCATCGAGGGCAATGTCGAAGAGGTCGCCAATGCCTACTTGCTGAAAGATCTGATCAATCAGCATGGGGTTGAGCGCGGAAACGTCCTTTACCAGAACGAACTAAACCTGCAGTCAATACAAAAGCAGGTCGAAGAGCACAAGAAGCTTGAGGACCAGCAGAAGAAAGCTGGCGAGGCCATGAAGGCGCTCTACATGGACATCGGCATGACGATTAAGGACAGCGTCGTCGAGGGCATTAAGGGCGCAATCAAGGGCACGAAGAGCCTGCGCGATGTGGCGATGGGCCTGCTCGACAGCATGATGAACAAGCTGATCGAGTTTGCTGTCAATGCAGCCTTGTTTGGCGTCGTCCCCGGCGGTGGCGGTGGCCTTTTTGGCGGCATCTTTGGCGGCATCTTTGGCGGCAAGCGTGCAGCTGGCGGCCCGGTCTCTGCCGGCAAGTCCTACTTGGTGGGCGAGAAGGGCCCAGAACTTTTCACCCCCAGCCGAGGCGGCAGCATTGTCCCCAATAATCAGATGGGCGGCGACGTCAACGTCAACGTGAACGTGGACGCCACCGGCAGTAGCGTGGAAGGCAACGACACGCAGGCCAATCAACTAGGCGCAGCAATCGCCGCGGCCGTCAAACATGAGTTGATCATGCAGAAGCGTCCTGGAGGTCTCTTGAGCTGATGGCTACCTTCCCCTCGATTACACCGACTTACGGCGCGTCGAAAACCAGCAACCCCATGAAACGGGTTGTTCAGTTTGGCGATGGCTACCAACACCGGCTAACGGTTGGCCTGCCCACTCATATGAACCCGAAGGCGTGGGATCTTGCTTGGAACGTGTCAGAAACTGACGCCGACACAATCGAGGCATTCCTAGATGCGAGGGCAGAAGACCAAGCCAGCTTTGACTGGAGTCCACTAGACGATTCGGAAACTTACAAGTGGATCTGTCAGGAGTGGACGAAGACAATCCCCTACAACAACCGGGCCACAATCACAGCTCGTTTTATTCAAGTCTTTGAGCCCTGATGGCGATCCCAACTTCTGAACTTCAGAAGATCAACCCGAGCAGCCTGATCGAGCTGTTCGAGTTGACGCTGACCGAATCGCTCCACGGCGCCGATACGACCTACCGCTTTCACAACGGGACTTCCGAGGTAGGTACCCAAGATATTGTCTGGGATGGCAACACTTACACCAAGTATCCGATCCAAGTCGAGGGCTTTGAGTACAAGGCCGACAGCAGTAGCCTCCCTCGCCCGACTCTGCGAATCTCGAACATTTTCGGGGCGATCACGACGCTAATCCTGAGCGCCAACGACAAAACACCGGGTAACGATCTAACCGGTGCAAAGCTTGTTCGGATCCGCACCCTCGTTCGCTACATCGACGCGGTGAATTTTGAGGACGAGACCAACCCCTACGGCACACCGGACACGGCAGCCCTCCTGCCGACTGAAACGTACTACTTGGCCCGCAAGGTAAAAGAAGACCGCGACGTGGTCGAGTTTGAAGCGGCGGCCAGCTTTGACCTAGCCACCGTCAAGGCACCTAAGCGGCAGTGCAATCAAAACCTTTGCCCGTGGATTTACAAGGGCGCAGAGTGCGGTTACTCCGGCACTAATTACTTTGACGAGAACGACAATTCGACGATCATTACGGCTGAGGACAAATGCGGCAAGCGCCTTAGCAGCTGCGAAATTCGATTTGGTGAGAATGCCGAGCTACCGTTCGGGGGCTTCCCAAGTATTGGTCTATTCGGCGGATGAAGGCGGCAGCAAAAGCGAAAGCGTTGGCCCATGCGCAGGCCGAAGATCCTCGCGAGTCATGCGGCCTTCTTGTCGTCGTCAAGGGTCGAGAACGGTATGTGCCATGTAAAAACTTGGCTGATACAAGTGATTTCTTCATCCTCGACCCAATCGACTACGCCGCCGCTGAGGATCAAGGGGAAGTCGTAGCAGTCATCCATAGTCATCCGGTCACGCCGCCTATCCCCAGTGAAGCTGACCGCATTGCTTGTGAAAAGTCCGAGCTTCCTTGGTACATCGTCAACCCAAAAACCAAAAAGTGGGGCCAGTGCTTGCCCGAGGGATACAAAGCCCCGCTGATTGGTAGGCAGTGGGTTTGGGGTGTCTCTGACTGTTGGACATTGGTCCGCGATTGGTACGGCGAGCAGGGGATCGAGCTGCCTGACTGGGACCGGCCTAGGTCATTGATCGAGTTCAACGAAAACCCGATGTTTGACGACTGCTGGGAAGAGGCCGGCTTTTACGAGGTGAGCTTCGACGACATGCAGCCAGGCGACGCGATGCTGATGGCAGTCGAGTCAAACAAGCTCAACCACGTCGGCGTCTATGTCGGCGATCAAATGGTCATCCATCATCTGTGCGGCCGTTTGTCCAGTCGCGATCAGCTCAGCGAGTGGTTAGTAAACTGCACTGGTAGGGTGCTGCGCTATGCAAACGGAAGTCAAGCTCTACGGACCGCTGGCTAAGTTCGTTGGGCGGCGTAGTTTCCTAGCTGAGGTAAGCAGTGCGGCAGAAGCCGTCAGGATGTTGCTGGCCAACTTCCCTGGGCTTGAGCGCCATATGGCGGACTGGAATTACAAGGTTGTCGTCGATAACTACGAATCAGAGCTAGACGATATTCACAACCCAGCCTCGGGTTGTATTCAGATCATCCCTGTGGTTGCGGGCGCAGGATTCTGGAAGAGCTTCGGCAAGATTTTGGCCGGGATTGCACTTGTCGCGGTTGCCGTGATTAACCCCTTCGGCGCTGCTGCGATCGGCACGTTCGGTATTGGTGCCGGCTCGATTGCTGTGTCGAGTGTTGTTGGCCTGATTGGTGCCTCGTTGATTCTTGGTGGCACGGCGCAACTCCTTAGCCCAACCCCGCAGATTGGCCAGCTTGGCCCAGCTGCTGGTTTTAGTCCCGTCAAGTCCACAGAGGGCACAGCATTAGACCCGCAGGGCCAAGACTCTTACAGCTTCAGCGGGATTCAGAACACCTCAAAAGCTGCCACGACCATTCCCGTGGTCTTTGGCGAAACTGTGGTGGGATCGGTGGTGATCTCGGCTGGCATTGACGTTGACAACAAATGAGCAAGCCTGAGAAAAAACAAGATCAGATCATTGGTGCTGGCGGCGGCGGCGGTGGTCTTGTTATTCAGACGCGGCAAATTCAAAGTGCCCCACCTCAAGCCAGAACGCCGACGCGCACAGCTGACAACCTCAGCTCTACAGCTTTCGCCAATATCCTCGACCTGATTGGCGAGGGTGAAATCGAGGGGTTCCCGTCCGCTCGTGCATACACCAGGGGGACGGACAACTACAACAAGGCACTTCTAAAGGACGTTTTTCTCACCAATACACCCGTGCTCCGGGCGTCTGCAGACGTCACCAATCTGTCGGATACCGACTACAACTTCAAAGGGGTGACGGTAACGCCAAGGTATGGCACCAACGCCCAGACCTATATCCCAGGGTTTGAGGCATCTGAAAGCGTCGAGTCTGTTGGTCTTGAGGTTGTAAAAGACACCCCTATTACTCGGCAGATCACCAACTCAAACGTCGATGCAGTCAGGGTTTCCGTTGCCGTCCCTCGCCTAGAGAAAGCTACAGATGAGGGCGACGTCTTGGGAACTGAAGTCACGATCAGGATCGACGTCCAATACAACGGCGGCGGCTTCACTACGGCTAAGACGGACACGATCAGCGGCCGAACTGTTGACAAGTACGAGCGCGACTACGTCATCGAGCTAGACGGGGCGTTCCCTGTCGATATTCGGGTTGTCCGGGTTTCGGATGACTCAACCGATCAAAACGTTAATCCGACGCAATTCGCGACCTACACCGAACTGATTTACAAGAAGTTGCGCTATCCAAATAGTGCGCTTGTTGGCCTTCGTTTTCAGGCTGAGCAGTTCAGCTCGATTCCGTCGCGGGCCTATCGTATTCGTGGCGTAAAGGTCAAGATCCCAAACAATGGGACTGTCGATCAAGAGACCGGCAGGATCACCTACTCAGGAACATGGACGGGAACATTTGGCGCAGCACAGTGGACCACATGTCCGGCCTGGATTTTATATAACCTTCTGACCAACAAGCGGTACGGCTTCGGCGATCACATCGCAGAGGCGCAACTCTCAAAATTCGACTTCTATTCCGCCTCTGTTTACGCAAATGAGGAGGTCGATGCTGGCCTCGGTGATGGCACCAAGGAGGCGCGTTTTAGCTGCAACGCAAACATTCAAAACCAATACGAGGCGTACAAGCTAATCAATGACCTTTGCTCGGTCATGCGCAGCCAGCCTTTCTGGTCTGCTGGCGCGTTGACTCTTTCGCAAGACAAGCCGAAAGACTCTAGCTATCTATTCAACCGCTCCAACGTCCTTGAGCCTGGCTTTAGCTACGCCGGCTCGGATATGAAGACCCGGCACACTGTCGCGATCGTCAGTTATCTCGACCTTGAAACAAGAGAGCAGCAATACGAAATCGTCGAAGATAGAGACGCCATCGAGAAATACGGATGGGTCGCGACTCAAATCAAGGCTTTTGCCTGCACATCGCGGGGCCAAGCAAACAGGCTCGGCCAGTGGATTTTGTTCACCGAAAATAGAGAAACTGAGGTTGTTAGCTTTAGCGCGTCTATCGAAGCTGGGACGCTCGTGCGCCCTGGCAGTGTGATCGACGTCCAAGATCCAGTTAGAGCAAATCAACGCTACGGCGGAAGGATTTCAAGCGCAACGGCCAGTGTCGTCACGGTCGATAATGCAGACGATCTGCCCGATGAAGATGGCACCCTGTCGGTGTTGCTTTCTGATGGCACAGTCGAAACGCGAGACGTATCCTCACGCGATGGCACCGCGATCACGGTTTCGTCTGATTTCAGCAGTGCACCAAACGCGAACAGCGTGTGGATATTTCAGACGGATTCAATCCAGACGCAACAATTCCGCGTGTTGACGGTCGAGGAGCAAGACCAAACTGTCTATGCAATCAGTGCGCTCAAGTACGACTCCTCCAAATACGACCACGTCGAGCGTGGTTTTGAGCTGTCTTCTCGGACGATCACGGATCTCAACCCAATTCCAAATCCGCCCGACAATGCAAGCGCTAGCGAGAAATTTTATGCGGTAGACAACAAAGCCAAGGTCAAAATTATTGTCAGTTGGTCTGCCGTGAAGGGCGTTCCGCAGTACAAGGTCCGCTACAGGGCAGATAACGACAACTGGGAGACTCTCAACGTTGCCCGGCCTGATGTTGAGATTCTGGACACCAGGGCCGCGACGTACACGATCGAGATCTACAGCATCAACTCGCTGGGCCGTCAGTCCTCAGACTTCACCAGCCTTTCGTTTAACGCGATTGGAAAGACTGCAGTCCCTGGTGATGTCCAGAATCTGCAGTTTGAAGCCACCAGCGACAAGGAAGGAACGCTGAAGTGGGATGAAACTGTCGATCTTGATGTCAAGCACGGCGGCAAGGTCTACATCCGCCACAACAGCCTGACCGATGGCAGCGCTAGCTGGAGTGACTCGGTTGACCTGATTGAAGCTGTCGCCGGTTCTTCTACCAGCGCCAAAATCCCGTTGGTTGAGGGTGAAGTCTTCGTCAAGTTTGCTGATGACGGCGGACGCCTGAGCACCAATGAAGTCAGCGTGATCATTGATCTGCCTGACACTCGCGGCAAGCTGCTGTTGCAATCGCGCCGGGAAGATCAGGATTCGCCTCCGTTCCAAGGCACCACAACCGACACCTTCTATAGCGACGAGTTTGATGCGCTGACCCTGGCTAGCACCGCTGAGATCGACGACAAAACCGAAGACATCGACGATTGGGGCACCATTGACTTCTTAGGCGACACCAAGACTTCGGGTGAGTACGCCTTCGCCACCACGCTTGATCTTGAGGGCGTTTTCTCGCTTGATCTCAAGCGGCGCTTTGTCACCCGTGGCTTCCTGCCAGACGACTTGCTGGACGAGCGGACAGACAACGTTGATAGCTGGGGTGATTGGGACGGTGATGTCACGGACAAGGTGAACGCCAAACTGTTCGTGCGAAAGACCGACGACGACCCGAGCGGTTCACCGACCTGGGGCAACTGGGCAGAGTTCACCAACGGCACCTTCAAAGGCCGCGGCTTCCAGTTCAAGACCGAGCTAACCAGCAGCGACACCTCGCAAAACATCCTTGTCGATGAGCTGGGCTACGTCGCAGAGTTCGAGCGGCGCACCGAGAACAGTGATTCCGCGATTGCAAGCGGCACTGGCACGAAATCGGTCAGCTTTGGAAATGCCTTCTTTGTTGGCACTGCTTCGCTGCTAGGGGCAAACACGAGGCTTCCCGCTGTTGGCATCACAGCGCAGAACATGCAGAGCGGTGATTATTTCACGGTGAGCAACGTTTCCGGCACCGGGTTTGACGTGAACTTCTTCAACTCGTCTGATACCGGGATTTCTAGGAACTTCAACTGGTCTGCGGTTGGCTATGGCAAGGCAGGCTAAAGTGACCCTAAAGACTGGCTAGACGGCTGTGGCAACACACGACTATTCGCTTGCTAACCAAGACGGGGCCAGCTTCCGTTCAGATCTGAATAACGCGCTCGCCGCAATCGTTAGCAATAACAGCTCTTCTACTGCTCCGGCCAGCACCTTTGCCCATCAAATCTGGGTTGATACCACTGCCAACGTGATCAAGCAGCGCAACGCTGCGAATGATGCATGGATCGAGCTTTGGCGAATTGACGGCGGATTTAACGCCAAGACATTTAGCAGCAACGTCACGCTGAACGCTCAGTCTGATCTGCGCTTTGCTGATTCAGATAGCAGCAACTGGGTTGCATTCCAAGCACCTGCCACGGTTGCTAGCAATGTGACCTGGACGCTGCCTAGTGCTGATGGCACGGCAGATCAGGCGCTTGTGACGAACGGCTCTGGGACCCTGAGCTGGGCGGATTCTGGCGGCGGCGACAACATCACCGAAGGCAACACCAGCGCGGAGGTTGTTGATACCGGCTCAGACGGTCACTTCAAGGTGGTCACTGAAGGCACGGAGGCGCTGAGGGTTGATTCAAGCCGTAGGTTGCTGATAGGGACAGATACTAACCGTACTGGTTTTTCGCTGCAACTTGAAGGTACTAACTACAATCAAGCGTCACTAAGTCTGACCAACAATCAAAATACGGGAAATTCGGGATACATATACCTTACCAAGACAAGAGGTACTGCAGTTGGGTCTAACACTATCGTTAATAATGGTGATCCACTTGGGATTATTGAGTTTTCTGGAGCTGATGGAAGCGCTCTTCAGGCTGCAGCAAAGATCGAAGCTCGTGTAGACGGCACCCCCGGTACTAACGACATGCCGGGCAGGCTGGTCTTTTACACAACCGCAGACGGGTCGGTTTCGCCCACCGAGCGGGTGCGCCTTGACAACTATGGAAGACTTCTTGCCGGAACAACTGCGCCATCTGGCATTGGGATTTATGGGTCACTTGCCAAACATATGTTTGTCACTGCTGGCGCGTCTATTGACCAGGGTGTTGTTTTAGAAGCACCAACTGGTTATGGAAACAATCTAACTTTCAGGGCAAGTCAAGGGTCCGTTGGCTCCAACTCGCTTGTTACTAACGGCAAAAGCCTAGGCGCAATTAACTGGTTTGGCACAGATGGAACTTACGCGCAACGCGCCGTCACTATTGATGGTTTTGTAGATACAACGCCAGGCGCAAGCGATATGCCTGGCTCGCTTCAAATTGCGATATGCGACAACAACACAACCGATGTTAAACCTCGTTTCCGCATTTATCACAACGGAGAGTTAAATACTTACAGTAATGATAATTGCATCATGATTCACAGTGTCGATGCAGGCGGCACGACATATAACTATCTATTTGGAAGGCGAAGCTCAGGCGGTTTTGGTTCAGGTACAAACACCTTTGCGGTCCGCACCAACGGCAATGTTGTCAACACCAACAATTCCTATGGCTCACTTTCTGACGTCAAATTAAAGGAAAACATTGTTGACTCTGGCAGTCAGTGGGACGATGTTAAAGCCCTTCGGATACGTAAATACAATTTCAAGGCGGATACTGGGCAAGACACTCATACCCAATTAGGCGTAATTGCACAAGAGGTTGAGCTTGTTTCTCCTGGTCTTGTTTATGAAACTTCTGACACGGAAAGCATCAATGCTCCGGTGCTGGATGAAGATGGCAACCCTGTCCTTGATGCAAACAACGAGCCGACGTATAGAACCCAAGAGCACGAGCTTGGGACGGTTACCAAAAACGTCAACTACTCCGTGCTTTACATGAAGGCTGTTAAAGCACTTCAGGAGGCAATGACCAGAATTGAAGCACTAGAAACCGCCAACGCTTCCCTTGAGGCTCGCCTTACCGCACTTGAAAACGCCTGAGACTTACCACTAACCTGACCGCATCAACCCAATCCCATGGCTAACACCTACAGCTGGAAGATCGCCAACCTTGAGCGCGAAATCAGCGACGGTTTTGTGTTCACTGCTCATTACACCGTGAGCGCTGAATCTGATCAGCTCAAGCCTGACGGCACTGCATACACCAGCGGCGCATACGGCAGCGTTGGCTTCCAGCGTCCTGACAGCTTGGTTCCTTACGCTGATCTGACCGAAGCTGAAGTGATCGGCTGGGTGCAGGATGCCTTAGGTGGTGCTGAGAAGGTGGCTGAAATTCAAGCTGCCTTGGATGCCATCATCGCCAAGGAGATCACGCCTACTACTGAAGGCGGTGTGCCGTGGCAGTAAAGAGCAAAACGGCATTGGGGCGGATTGAACACCGCCCTGGAAAGCCTAAGAAAACCCGTCAAGGTGCGGGTCAACACTCAAAAGCCGTTAAACACGGAAGGAAGAAATATCGCGGCCAGGGCAGGTGAATGGATCGGCACACCCGCAACAACTGGCGCAAGATTATGTTTGCGCTAGAGGCTGCGGGTAAAACCGATTCTCTTTACTACAAGCGAGCCGTTGTGATCTGCAAGGGTGGGAAAGACCCGCTAGATCATGAAGATGTGAGGCTTGACGGTGGCGGCCATGCATGAGTTCAGCGATAGCGAGATGCGGTTGATCTACACCGCAGTCTTGGCCTACCGCGAACGAGGCAACGACAACCCATCAATCAGGCAACATCAAGCCGAGCTGTGGCGAATCCTGCAACGCCTCAAGCCGATGGCCTACTACCAAAGCTATTTGCAGGAGGTATGATCGTTGGGCCGCTTCTGGGGCGGCAATGCAAGGCCCTGACCGACGCCAACTCGGTCGGGGCTTTGTCTTTGAAAGACACTTTTCCCACCGGCCAAGTAACAGACAACGGTAGGATTTGGCGACGGTTTTTCTATTCAGATGATCAAGACCGCTTTCGCTGCTCTGGCCCTGACTGCTGTGGGTGTGGCCATCGCTCCTGAAGTCCAAGCCAAGCCCCAGGTCTACGCCAATCCTGAGTTCAATCAGGGCTGGGTGAAATCCACCAACGCCGGCGGTGTGCTCGATCTGCACATCGGTGTCGAGGATGGCCCCTTCTACATCCAAGCCGGTCCCTCCATGGCCACTGGCCTGGGCGACACCGTTTGGGGTGTTACCGGCAAGACCGGCGTCTCGGGCAAAGTGTCCGAGCAAATGGACCTCTACGCAGAAGTCAGCGCCGGCAAATTCGACGGCGGTGATGTTGCTTATGGCCTCAAAGTGGGTTCCAAATTTCGCTTCTGACGCCATACTGACGGCATCACACCAACACACGGGGTCGCCACGGCGGCCCTTTTTTGTGCAGCTGTACGAGCAGGCCTTGGTCACGCGCAACTATGCGCAGGCCTTTTGGCGCACCGTTGTGCTCGGCTGCATAAAGCCAGAAAACTGGGACTACTGTTTCCCGCTGGATCGCTGGCTTGTGCCATATCTTGACGACCTTCGGAAGTTCTATGCAGAACCCCCCTACGCTTCAGAGCGTGCAATCCTTGACGCACGAGGCCGTTAATCACCCCGCGCATTACACGCAAGGGGCGATCGAATGCATCGACGCGATCGAGGCGGCCCTGGGCCCTGATGGGTTCCGGGCATTCTGCAGAGGGTCAGCCATCAAATATCTTTGGCGCACCGATCTGAAGAACGGCCCAGAGGATCTGAGAAAGGCCCGCTGGTACATCGACCGACTGCTCGCTGATGAAGATTGACCAGTTCGAGGCCCCTGGCCTGAAGATCACCCGGACCTTCGATCCTTGGAATGGGGCCTATTGGATCGCTTGGAAACCCGACGTTTCGATGTGGTTCCAAGATCGAAAAGCCATGCTCAAGTTCGTTGCGTGGCCACCCAAAACGCCGACGGGTGATCGCTTGCGCGAATGGTTGAAAAGCTTTGAAAGTGACGCGCCAACTAAAGGCCAGCCCGTTGCCGAAGAATTAAGCGAAGAGGTGCTGAAAACTGGATTCGGGCCAGAATGTCACTTGGATGAAACCGATCCAAATTTTCAAACTAGGACTGTGATCTGATGCAAAGGATCTTCAACCTGCTGGGCCTGGCCGGCTTCCTGCTGTCGGGTTCGATGACCGCGGCCCTGGTGATCTCGTTCATGCAAATGGACTCGATCCAAAAAAAGGCTGTGCAGCGGATCACCGGCGAAATCACAAGCGCCGTTGAGAAGGAACTCACCGGCAAGCTCGACGGCAAGTTTGACGGCATGATGCAATCCCTGCCAACGACGACGGGCCCCGCTGTTCCGTTCTTGAAAAAATGAAGAAGGAGGGCCTTTGGTACGACCCCGTTAATGGCCTCTATGGCTACGACGTGGACTATCTGCCGGACATCATCTGCGAGCTGCTTGAGGGATGCCTGAGATCCGGTCAGTCACCATCAAACCTCTACCACTTCCAGAGGTCCGAGGCCTTCCAGAAATTAGAACACTGCCGGCTTCGCCCCCTGTCACCCTCCGACCAGGACTAGCGCCGCCGATCATTCAGATGCCTGGGTGTGTTCCTGTCCACCCAGACCAGCAGCTAAACCCTTCACTACTCAAGGATGACCCCAACAGGGTTGGCATGTTCTGCCCTGAGGGGGAGGTGCCATCGTTCAACCCAATGGACTTTCGGCCTAGTGAGCTGAACATTCTGGAGGCCGCCCCAGCCAATCAAAACAATGAAAAGGACCAGGCCAAGCCGTCTCCTGAACTACCGGGAATCCCGCGATTACCTCGAACAGATGCGCCGACAGCTCAGGAGGCAAAACCTGCAGCAGAGAAGCCATTCATTGAGCAGGCCATCGACGGCCTCCCGGATGTGGGAGCAGTGGTCACGACGACCACGATTGCCTTGGTGGCTACGACTTCTGCCCTGGTGGCCAAACCGCTGGCGGACCTAATCCTGAAGACGATCAAGCCCACCGTCAAAAAGACGGTGAGGGCTATTGCGAAGCTCCGCGGGAAAACGGTTCCACTGGAATCGGTATGGGAGCGGAGGGTTTCACAGCGGGAGCGGAACCTGGCTGTGAGGACGTTGCGGCGGGCTTTGAAACCGTGAGCCGGTGAACGTGCGGCACGGGCTTTTGGCCAGGGATAGGGCCTAGGACAACGTCCGAACAGATCACGAAATATTGGCTCTTGGGGTGGAAGCTGATGCCCTTCTGGGCCAGCTCGCCGCAGTTTTTGAGCCGGGCCAGCTCAAAGTCAAGCCTCTTGTTGGCGAGGATCTGCCGCTGCAGTGCGGTCTGGGTATCGGCCGCGGCTTTGCAGCGCTCTTGAATCCCACCGTCTAGTGGGAAGGAGATGGTGGCACTGATGCCAAAGTTCAGCGCGTGCGAATCCTTTTGGTTTGAATTTCTTCGGTCCTCATAAAGTATTCGGCCGGGG